GGGTTACGGTCGATAATAACACTACCGGCAACGTCACACTTGAAGTTTTCCTTTTCCCCGCCGCTGGCAATACATTAGGGACCATTTCCGCCACCGCAACCGGATCAATCATCGCTTGGGGGGCGCAATTAGAAAACGCCGCTTTCCCGCTCAGTTACATCTCCACCACCACTGCCGCCGTCACCCGTTCCTTGGACGTAGCGGGGACAACTGACGTGACATGGTTTAACCAGAGCGAAGGGACGATCTTAGTAGAAGTAACCCACTTAGCCTTGGTCGGAACAGCCGACTACCTAATCCAAATTGATGACGGAGGCAGTTCTGATCGAATATTTTTGATTACGGACACAAACGATAAAACAACACTTAACACGACCAATTCAAGCGGGGATAATGGTAGTTCCGTAGTTGATGTTGTCGTTGTTGCTGGAACATCGTTTAAGGCGATTGGAGCATTTGCACAAGATGACGTGGTTGCGGGAAAAGATGGGGTCTTGGACGCCACTCCCGACACCACTGCCGATTTCCCAACTGCGGATGCGTTAACGACTGTCCGGATTGGCGATAGTCACGCGGGCGACCGAACCGTGAACGGCACCATCGCCAAAATCAGATATTGGCATGTCCACAAGGAAGATAATTTCTTGATTAATAGGACTAATTGACATAGAGGAAATTTGAGTGTATTATCGGGGGAAATGCGAATATATAAGGAAGCATCATGGCGACCATAGGTAAAATAACGACTCCCCAGCCTGGAAGATCATTTCATACTATTTGGGAGACGATGACAGAGACGGATAACGTAGGTGAAGCTCTCACTAATCCTGGGGCCTCGGATCGCAGTGTTCATTTGCTGGGAACTGTAGGAGGTGCTACTATCCTAATTGAGGGGAGTAATGTTCTTGTGCCTTCGAGTGATACAGATTGGTTCACTCTCCATGACGAAAACGGCGATGTGTTGAGTTTCACTGCTGTCGATGACGGCCACGCTATTTCAGAGAACGTCTTACATTACAGGCCTCGGCTCACTAGTGGTTCTGGTGTTGATATCGATATTATCATCTTCTCAAGGAGCACCATGTAATGAGTGATCTAAGCCAAGCTGTAGCGCTGGTTAAAGGGCTAGGCAAGCAGTATCGTGCTGTCCTGGCTGTCTCTAAAGCCTTGGAGGGGATCAACAACCTTGACTTGGCCCGAGAGAAGGCTGAGCGGACAACCAAGGACGCTATACAGGCCGCTGCGGCTGCTGAAGCTGAGCGAATTGAAGTTGAGAAGGAGCTTGATGAAGCTAACGAGGCCTTGGGTTTCGCCCGTTCTGAGGCCAAGAAGGTTTTGGCTGATGGTGATGCTAAGGCGCGGAAAGCCTTTCAGGACGCTGTAGCCAAGGGCGATAAAGTCATTCAAGAAGCAAAAGATAAGCAGGAAGCTATCGCTGATAAGGTATCACGTGATACCAAAGAGCATGATTTGAAGATGAAAAGGTTTAAAGCTTTTGAAGATGTAGCTCAGGCTAAACTTGATGCGATTCAAGAAGAGATTGATGCGTTGAAAAAGAGGTTAGGATGATGAGAGAATTAGATACCAAGACCCTTGGGGAATTTGCTTGCGCTTGTGCAACAAATTTTACTCAACCCTCTCGCTATTCTACAACCCACCCGAAGGTTGCGATCTACGGACGTGAATGGGTTTTGCAGTGCTTGGTCAATCTGCATTTCAAGGATGAGTTTGAGTATGTTGTAGCTGCGATCAAGCCGAAACTTGGTCCTGAAATTCTAGTCGAATTCGAGAAGGAGACGGCTGAGCGATTCACGCCACGCTTTGATACAGTGTTGGCGGAACAATTGGCTTTGCGCCTCGCCATCACGCCGGAAGGCGATCATATCCCAGGTAAGATCGGCAATGTCCTGGTGGGCAGCCGCACGGTGGCCAACCGCATCACCTCATTCGAGAAAAAAGGCTCCATGCGCCGACGCCTCAATGCCTATGAGGCCGGTGAAACCCCGCCTGCACCCGAAGTGATCAGCATCACGCGTCCCGCCAACTGGCCGGTCTATGCCGGTGAGGACGAGGAACGTGCCCTGGAAGGCGGGGGTGCAGCCGATCCACTCCCCAATCCCAACACCATGTTCGTCGGTGATCAGCATATGCAACCAGTGAAGGAGGGCTGATTATGGCACTCAATCCACGTATCGCCAACGTGATCGCCATTCTTGGCCTGGACGCGCTGCTTGACGGTCTTGATGCCGGAGCAGGTGCAGCCACCATAGACGGACGGTCTGGTGCGCAACCCGCCGATCCCGATACTACCATCACGGGCACACGGCTGTTCGCCAATGTGATGACGGACCCGGCGTTTGCGGGTGCGACCGACGGCGCTGGTAAGGCGACTGCGGCGGCATCAGCTATCAGCGATGACACCAGTGCCGACGCCACCGGCACCCTGGGCTATAACCGCATTGGCTCCACCACCACGCCGCCAACGCTGATCGATGACCTGATCGACGGCGAGTGCGGCACCTCGGGCGCGGACTACAATTACAACACCCTCGCCATCGTTTCCGGCGCGACGGTCTCCATGTCGGCCCTGACGATTGATCTAAGCGAGACTTGATAGGAAAGAATTATGGCCACAAATGATGTTCTCCTAAAAACAGGAACACAGATTTCATTCGCGGATCATGCGACAGATTTTTCTGGCGGGGCTGCCAAGACTTCTGTTGAGCAAGCCGGGGCGACTGATGTTCAGGTTGATCTCACAGGCCTTGTGGCCGGGGCGGGTCGGGAAAGTGCGAAGTTCGATTTCGGGGCCACACGGGCGCGCAACTATTCAATCATGGCGTCCCTTGAATTCGCCACGGCTCCCGTCACCGGGGAGGTGGTTAGCTTCTATCTGGTCCCCTCCAATGACGCCACGGCTGCCAACGGTAATCCACAAAGCATTGACGGTGTGGATGCCGCCGCCCCGTCCGGTCACAGCACTTTGGCGGAACTCATAGCGGCCAGTATGTGGATCGGGAGTTTCGTGTGTTCTGCCGATGCCACAACGACGGTGCAAACGGCTTGGTGCGGGTCTTTCAGACCGCCAACCCGGCACGGCATTTTACTTGTTGTCAATGATACCTCCGACGCGATCCACTCCGACGCCGTAGAGTGCAACATCGTCTTTGATCCTAACGTTGATGAAATCCAAGCAGCGGTATAAGGCTCGTGTCCAATAATTCTCGAAAGCCCGCCCGTTGGGGCTTTGACAAAGGACTGGCCGATCCCAAGTGGGATTGGTTTTGGCGTTCCAACCCTACTGTTTTCCCGTTTTGGGAGGGCGCTGGTTCATCCAAAGCTGTAGTTGAGCCACGGTTAGCCACCCCCAGCGCTTCCCCATGGATAGCGTCTGCCGCTGGTCTTGCCATCGACATGAACGACGATGGCGACAAGATAGTCCTGGACCCGGTATTCGATTTCTCCGCATGGGATAAGTTTTCTTGTTTCATTGCGATTGATGTTGACAGTTATGAGGGGGGAAACCCAGCTTTTTGGCGCACGGCCGCCGGGGCGACTGGAAATACATTCTTTATCACCAACGGTGGTGGTGGACTTTGGGTTAGGTGGGGTGGGACCGACACCGCCAAGACCACGACAACACTAGGCACGGGACAAAAGTTCTTTGGCTTCTCCACAAAATCAGGTGACACAAGTGCATTTCTTGACGGGAAAAATATAGGCAGTTCCGCAAACGCTTATACTTGGCCGGGTGGTAGTAGCGCAACTATAAGTTTTTTGGGCTGGCAAACCTCGGGCGCGGAACGAGTAGACGGCAAATATCAATTGATTGTTTTTGCCGAGGATCACTGGACAGATACTCAACACGCTCTACTAGCCGCCGACCCCTTCGGCCCGTTCCGCATGATAGACGAGGTTGGCGTGGTTGCCGGGGTGGCTGGCGCTCCAAGCGGCTCCGGCACTCTCACCTTCGGCCCCATCGCCATATCGGGCACCGGGGACATGCAGGCGGACGGGACGGGGGGGTTAGTGCTTTCAAGGCCGTCAATCGCTGGCACGGGAGTTGCGGGGGCCGATGGTACAGGTGCTCTGGCTCTGGGGCCACCACTGATTGCTGGAACGGCGGTGGAAGAGTTCATAGGCTCGGGTGTACTTGCCCTTGCGGTTCCGGCTATAGCGGGCACGGGCAGTCATAGCACCGATGCCCCAGCCGGCACGGGGGCGCTGCTGTTAGGCGTGCCAAGTATTGTCGGCACCGGCATAGAAGAATTGATTGGGTCAGGGGCGCTCACCTTGGCCCGTCCGAATATCGCCGGCACGGGAGTTGCGGGGGCTGATGGCGTGGGTATCCTGACTATCGCCGTGATCGTCATCACCGGCACCGGGCTTGGAGGCGTAGTTGCTGCTCTTGCAGGCTTATTTCCTAGAATACGTAGGCGAAGGCGTAGATAAAATGGTTTCTATTGTAGCAGGAGCTAGCGGCGGCGATCCTAACTTCGTAGGCGAGGATGCTACCGCTTCGCCTACAGCTTCGGGCATAGATAGCATTGCAGTAGGGCCAAACACTACAGCAGCGGGCACTGACGGCATTGCTGCCGGTAACGATGCAACTGCTAATGAATCTAGAAATATCGCTATTGGTGCGCTAGCTGGAGCTGGCCAGAATAGTGGGGGGACCATAGAGAATGACGCAATAGCCATTGGAACAGCAACTTCATCATTTGAAACCGACTGTATCGCCATTGGAAATAGTGCCCAAGCGGGACAGAGTGGCGCGTCTGTTGATCCAGCAGGAATAGCTATTGGTCGTCAATCTTTAGCGAACCAAAGTCAAGCTATTGCTATCGGATCACGATCTGATGCTACTGGAACAAATGCTGTAGCCCTTGGAGGGGACGGAACCCTTGGAGCCCAAGCAACTGCTGCTGACGCAATCGCAGTTGGTACGGCTATAGCCAGCGCTGCCAATGCTGTGGCTATTGGCAATGGGTCGTCTGAAGCTCAGGCATCGTGTGTTGCCCTGGATGGTTTAACCGGAGCTTTAACGCCTCCAGTCGGCACCACAGGTCAAGTTCCAGGAACGCCACGCAATGGGATGCTTAGGTATGATACCACGACAAATAAACTTGTAGTTCGTATTAACGGCGCTTGGCATAGCGTAGATACGACAGCGGTGTAAAAAATGGCATACCTCGGTGATTATCCCGTAGATGCTACGGCCTACATATACTTCGATAGCTTCGATGCTAACGGTGCATCCGCTAGCATCACGGGGCTGGCTGTGACTGACATTGAGATTTACAAAAATGGTTCTATTACACAGCGGGCTAGTGATGCGGGCTACACCTTGCTCGATACAGACGGTATTGACTTTGATGCTCTTGTGGGCATCAATGGCTTTTCGATTGATCTTTCAAACGATACAGATGCAGGATTTTATGCCGCTGGCGGGGAATACGTCATTGTGGTGTCATCCGTTACGTTGGAAAGCCAAACGGTCAGTTTCATAGCGGGGACATTTTCCATAGAGCGAACTGGCGGAGCGTTGGCCTTGCTCAAGGGCACCAATAGCTTGGCCAATATTAAAGCCGAGACTGCTTTGATTGTGGCTGATACAAATGAGCTTCAGACTGATGATGTACCGGGGCTTATTGCAGCTTTGAATAATATTACAGCAGCAAGCATATGGGCCGTTGATGCAACGGGGGAGCAGACACAAGGAACTTTTGGTCAAGCTATAGGTGATCCCGGGGTGGATGCTGATACTATATATGGAGCCGTTGTAACGGGTGCTGCGGGAGCAAATATTTCGGTTGATTTAATTAGCGTGAAATCAACAGTTGATAATATCGAAAACGGTGTTAGTATTATTATACAAGACACCAATGAACTTCAGACTGATGATGTACCGGGGCTTATTGCAGCCCTTAACGACATAGCCGCGACGGATATTGTTTCAGCCGGGGCCATCACTACCCTTTCGGGCGCTGTTGTAAACGTAGATTTAGTAGACGTGCTAACAACTTACACGGGCAATACGTTGCAGACGGGAGATACATATTCTTTAGCTAACGGCGCTACTGGTTTTGTAGCGATAGATACGGTTGTTGATGCCATCTTAGTAGACACTGGGACCACACTCCAAGCTGAGCTAGATGCTATCCAGGCCGCTGTTATCACCAACGCTGCTGGTGTTGATGTAGCTGCCGATATTATAGCTCTGAAGGCTGAAACTGCCCTGATTGTGGCAGATACAAATGAGCTTCAGACTGATGATGTACCGACACTTATCTCTACCTTGGATGGTGTTGTAGATACGGTTAAGGCTGAAACTGCTTTAATTGTCGCTGACACCAATGAACTTCAGACTGATTGGGCTGACGGTGGCAGACTTGATGTTATCTTAGATGCCGTCAGTGCTCCTACAGCAGCAGCGGTTGCCGACGCTGTATGGGATGAGGCACAGTCTGCTCATGTGATATCAGGAAGTTTTGGTATTATTGCTTCAGAAATTGCGGATATTCTTATTGATACGGGTACAACTATCCCAGCCACTCTAACTGTTATCAGTGCCGATATAGCCACGACCACTAGTATAGCGGCTTCGGCAGCGGATACTCACCCACGAGTTCGCACTAGTAGAAGGCGTAGAGATGACAGACGTATCACGTGATACTCCCCTATCGGATGACGAACAGCTAGCTGAAGACCTAGCCGGGTTTTATGCTGATCCACTAGGCTATGTCATGTATATGTGGCCTTGGGACACGGAAGCTTCAATCCAGTTGGTGGAATTGACTCCTGAGTATTATGAACGGTTCCCTGGAGCAAAATGTGTCAATCCCGACTGTCCTTCTAAAGACCATGATCATGCCCATGGGCCGGATAAGTGGGCTTGCGAATTCCTTGATCAGTTAGGGGAAGATATCAAGGAACGGAATTTTGATGGTACTCACGCTGTTCGACCTATCCAAAATTCAACATCTTCTGGGCACGGTATTGGGAAAACCGTGCTTGTTGGGATGCTAATTAAATTTATTTCAGATACTCGTCCATTCTCCCGAGGGATTGTAACAGCGAATACTGCTGATCAGTTACGAACTAAAACCTGGGCTGAATTAGGTAAATGGCATCGCCTATCTTTGACTAGCCATTGGTTCACTTACACCTCTGGCCGTAATGCTATGTCACTTTATCATAACGATTTCAAGGAAGAATGGCGTTGTGATGCTCAGACTTGCCGGGAGGAAAACTCTGAAGCATTCGCTGGGCTACATGCTGCTAATTCGACTGCTTATTATATCTTTGATGAAGCTAGTGCGGTGCCAAATAGTATCTTTGAAGTGCGAGAGGGGGGTACTACTGATGGAGAGCCAATGACCTTTGACTTTGGCAACCCAACCCGTAATAGTGGCCGGTTCTTTGATAACTGTAAGGGGCGTTTTAAAGCTGACTATCGGGTACGTTGTATCGATAGTCGAGATGTTCAGATCACTAACAAAGAACGCATCGACAGATGGATTGCTTCCTACGGGGAAGATAGTGACTTTGTAAAAGTTCGTGTCAAAGGAGAATTTCCTTCAGTCGGTAGTATGCAGTTTATTGGTACTGACGATGTAGACAGAGCTATGGAACGCGAACCAACTGTAGATCGTTATGCACCTCTTATTATTGGTGTAGATGTGGCCCGGTTTGGGGATGACGACACTGTAATTTACCCTCGCATCGGTAACGACGCCCGTTCTTTTCCTATCGAACGCTATAAAGGTTTGGATACGATTCAAGTATCAGGAAAAGTTATAGAGTGTATTCGTCGGTTTCGCGCCATTGGAATGGACCCTTCGGCGGTGTTTGTAGATGGAGGTGGTATTGGCGCTGGAGTTGTAGATTATCTTCGCCATCTTGGTTATGATATCATCGAAGTTCAATTTGGCGGTGGTGCTACTGATAAAGATGTCTATCGTTTCAAATCAGATGAAATGTGGGGAACAATGCGTGAGGCTATCGTTACCAAGTTAGTTCTCCCGAAGCTCACAAGCCAAGGTGGGGTAGAATTAAAGGATCAGTTGACACAACGGGAGTTTGGGTATACAATCCAGGGGAATAAGGTTCATCTTGAATCTAAAAAAGATATGAAAGAACGGCTTGGGGGTGAAGCAGCTTCTCCTGATATCGCAGATGCGTTGGCTTTGACTTACGCACAAGAAGTAGCACCTTTGCGGATAGTTGCAGGCGAAAGAACTGCCGGGAAATTGATAACCTCTGAATTTGATCCTCTTGACGGAAAATATTAGGGAGTAGAAATATGTGTATTGGTGGTCTTTTCGGCAGTTCTAAACCTTCTACTCCTGCTCCCCCTCCTTTGCCACCTCCTTTGCCTCCTATCACGGAACCTTCAGATGAGGATGTTGTTGGTACCCGTCAGAGAGCTAGACGCAGGGCAGCGACGGCTGGTGGCCGAGAATCTACTATTCTTACTGGCCCGCAAGGCTTAGGTCCAGTTGCTAGTACAACCCAGAATACTATCTTGGGAACGGCTTAGTTTATGGCTGAGAAAGTAGATAAAAACTCTCGAAAATATTTTGATGGACGGCGAGGCGCTATGAAGACAGAGCGCCAGTCTTTTATCGCGCACTATAAAGATTTATCGAATTTTGTACAGCCTCGCCGTGGCCGTTTTCTTGTTACAGACAGAAATAAGGGAAAAACTAAGCACCAGAGCATTATCAATAGTCGTGCAACTTGGGCTTTGAGGGTAGCTCGTGCAGGTATGTTTGCAGGTGTTATGTCCCCTGCTCGACCTTGGTTTCGTTTAACTACTCATAATCCTGCTCTTATGGAATCCCATGCCGTTAAGTTATGGCTTGCTGAAGTTGAGAAGTTGATGCGTTCTATCTTTAACCAAGGCAATCTTTACAATATGGCTCCAGTAATGCTTGGGGAACTACTGCTGTTTGGTACTGGGTGTATGCTCCATGTTGATGATTTTACTGATGTGGCCCGGTTCTATACACAAACAGTCGGTTCTTATATGATCGCACAAAATGAGCGTTTTGTAGTTGATACGCTTGTGCGTGAGTTTCAGATGACGACTACTCAGTTGGTATCAAATTTTGGATTAAATAATGTCAGTACCCAAGTGAAACAAGCTTTTGATCTTGGAAATTACGAAAATTGGTATGATGTTGTTCATTTTATTGAGCCTAACCCAGAGCATGACATTAAAAAGTTAAATAATAAATTCAAGCGTTTTCGTTCAGTTCATTTTGAGCCCAGCGATAAAACACCTGATAAGAATAAGTTTTTGAAAGTGGCGGGTTTTACTCGCTTTCCAGCCTATTGTCCTCGTTGGGATGTGGCGGGAGAAGATATCTATGGCACGGATTGCCCAGGTATGACTTCGCTTGGGGATATTAAGCAACTTCAGATGGCTGAGAAACGTAAGGCTCAGGCCATAGCAAAAATGTCCAACCCGCCATTGCAAGGTCCGCCTTCTATTCGTAATGTTGAAAGTGTCCCTGGTGGATTTACACATAATATGGGGGCAACTGGGGGAAAGATTGAACCTATCTATGCGGTTAATCCGCAAGTGAATGAGTTGAATGCTGATATCAAGGGGGTAGAACAACGCATAGAAGATAACTTTTTTGTGGATTTATTTTTAGCGGTTACCAATATGGAAGGTATTCAGCCCAAGAATCAGTTGGAGCTAAGTGAACGTACTGGAGAAAAGCTTCTTCAAGTTGGGCCTGTTTTGGAGCGTGTCCATGGAGAGTTTCTTGAGGGGTTGATTGATAACATTTTTGATCAAATTATTGAGGGGGATATTTTACCTCTACCACCTGAAGAAATTCAGGGAGAAGCCTTGAAGGTGGAGTTTGTATCCTCTTTAGCTCAGGCTCAGAAATCTATTGCTGTAGGGGGAATCGATCAGTTGGCCGCATTTGTAACAGGATTAGCGGGAGCTGGGTATGAACAAGCTTTAGATAAGTTTAGTGCAGATGAAGCTGTAGATTTATATAGTGATCTAATCGGGGGCTCACCTAAGCTTATTGTGCCTGATGAAGAAGTTGCTGAGCTACGGGAAGCTCGTGCTCAGGCTGAGCAGCAAGCGCAACAGCAAGCTATGCTTCTTGAGACGCTTAAGAGTGGTGGCGGTGCTATCAAGGATTTGGCTAGCGCTGACTTGGAAGGAGATAATGTAGCTTCTCGGACAGCAAGGATATTACAGGAAGCTGCGGGAAATGCCTAAAAAACAAACTGATATGGGTGACGAGGGCCAAGTTCAAGGGCGCAGGGATAAAACTCGAATAGCTAAAGAGCAGGAACAGGAAGAATTAAGGCAAGTATTGCAAACACAAGTAGGTCGTGCTATCATATATCGGTTGATGCGTGAATGTGGAACATATCATAGTGTTTTTGATACAAATGCTTTGGTTATGGCTTTTAATGAAGGTAGACGGCATGTGGGGTTAACTCTTTTAGAAGAAGTCTTGACAGACCACAATAACGCATATATAATGATGCAACATGAAGCTAATGAAAAGGATAAGTAGTAATGGCTGAAGAAGAAGAAACGTCTTTAATCGGGGACGAAAGCGGGAAAGAGAATGATGTTAAGGCTACAGAAGCTGAGACTAAGGATGCTAAGGTAGATGATGCCAAAGCTGTAGACGCTAAGGCAGATGATGCCGAAGCAAAAGCCGACGAGGAAACCAAAGAATCTGAGGATGACAAAGATCAAGATGGTGCTCCAGACGAGTATGCTGACTTTTCTATGCCAGAAGGTATGGATATCGACAAAGCTGCTCTTGCAGAATTCGCTCCTGTTGCAAAAGAGTTGAATCTGACACAAGATCAAGCTCAAAAACTTGTTGATATCCAGGCCAAGGCAGTACAAGATTCAGTGAAAGCTCAATCGGATGCGTGGGCAGAGACAAAGAAAACTTGGGAAGCTGAGGTTAAATCTGATAAAGAGATAGGTGGTGATAACTTCGATGAGAAGGTAGCATCAGCTAAGCTTGCGTTGGATAAGATCGGTACTCCTGAGTTACGTGATCTACTGAATGCTACGGGTATTGGCAGTAATGTTGAGCTTATTCGAGCATTCTCTAAAGTAGGTGACATGATCAAAGATGATACGATGCACTTTGGCAGCGCTAGTAATTCAAGCGAAAAGAAAAGTCCTGCACAAATTCTCTTTCCCGATTCAAATTAAGGAGCACTAAGTTATGGCTACTCTTTCAGTTAGAAATCCTACTCTTCTGGATATGGCTAAAGCTCAAGACCCAGACGGTAAAATTGCAGTTGTTGTAGAAATTTTGAATGAAGTCAATGAAATCCTGGATGATATGGTCTGGGTTGAAGGTAATCTTACGACTGGTCATATGACTACGCAACGGACAGGTCTTCCTGCGCCAACGTGGCGTAAGATGTATGGTGGCGTTCAGCCTACCAAGGGCACGACTGCTCAGGTGACTGATAACACTGGTATGTTGGTGGCGTTCTCAGAAATTGATATGGCACTGGCTAAGCTGAATAACAACACTGCTGCCTATCGATTGCTTCAGGATCGTGCTCATATTGAAGGCATGGCTCAGGAGTTGTCGGATACTTTATTCTTCGGTAACGAAGATACTGAGCCCGAGGCGTTTACTGGGTTTGCCCCGCGTTACAATACTACTAGTGCTGAATCAGGTGATAACATCATCTTAGGTGGTTCAGCTTCTGGTCAAACTGACAATCGTAGTATTTGGTTGGTGACTTGGGGTGACGATCTTATCCACGGTATCATTCCTAAGGGCTCAACTGCTGGTCTTCAGGTTGAAGATTTAGGAATGCAGTTGCTTCAAGATGCTTCTGATGGCAGCAATACAGGTCGAATGAAGGCTCTCGTAAGTCACTATGAGTGGCACGCTGGTTTAACTGTTGCTGATTGGCGTTATGCTGCTCGTATTCCAAACATCGATAACTCTTTGCTTACTCCTGATGCGAGTTCAGGCGCTGATCTTGCTGACCTGATGTTCCAGGCCATGAACTTGATTCCGAACCTTTCTCGTGGCCGTCCAGCATTTTACATGAGCCGGGATATGTTGACCTTCCTTCGGCGTCAACTTTCTGCTGCTACTTCGATGAGTACGCTTCAGATTGAAAATGTTGGCGGTAAGATGGTCACAAGTTTCCAGGGTATTCCTATTCGCCGCTGCGATACACTCGCTGCTGATGAAACTCGGATCACCTAAATTAAATTGAAGGAATAAGAATATGGCTATTTTGGATGAAAGATCAGAGTTTTGTGATGCAGTTGCTGTTCCTACGGGCGGTGCTGCCACTACTCTAGTTGGCGATGTTATGGACCTGGGTTCAGTCGCTCGTGATATTGGCCAAGGTAAACCGATCTATCTAAATATTAGCGTAGATACGGCTATTGCTGGCGGTACTGCTGTTCAGTTTGTTTTGGCAAGCGACAGCACTGCTGCTATTTCAACAGACGGCTCAGAAACTCGACATTTCTTGTCTGATGTTTTCGCTGTTGCTGATTTGATTGCTGGCTTTAGCTTTAGTATTGCATTGCCTATGGGCGATGTTGCAGCTTCAGTTACTCCCTATGAGCGTTACCTTGGCATCCTGGTGGTCGGTACGGGTACTCAGTCAGCTGGCGCTATTAATGCGTTTCTGTCTGTTGATCCGCACGGCTGGCGTAGTTATCCTGACGCTAATAACTAGGCGATATAATTCTCCGGGGGCAGTTGCTCCCGGAGTATCACGTGATACCTAAGGAACCATTATGAAAGTTATCCTGAAACGAACTTTTTTTACTCCTAAAGGGCGTTTTCGTGCGAGCCTTACAAAGAAAGGTCCGCCTGTTGAAATTCCTGATGAGTATCGAGAGATATTACCCTCTGATGCCAAGATTGTGGACGATGATTATGTTGCACCTAAAGTAGAAGAAGGGCCGCAAACTTTAAGTGAAGCTGCAAGATCAGCCGGTCTTGATGTCGATAGAGTGTCCGCTGAAGATGCGGCCCGAGTGTTTGCAAAAGCTGAAGAAAATGAACTTGAAGATAAGGCTAAGAAATTTCAGGATGACCTTGCGGCAGAAAAAGCTGCCGGTAAACCAAAGAAATAAGGAAACTATTCCTATGTTTAATTACCTAAAAACTTTAGCAGCAGGCGCTTTTCTATTTTTGATTGCTGCTTTCCCTGTTCAAGCTTCTCATACAGCTATCGTAGGCAGTACCTTTACGGCTGTTGATCAAGTTAGCACGGCTTTACGTGTAGCTACTTTAGGTGATACTGTTTCTATCCATATCAACGGTGTTTACGATATGGTTGTAGAACTTCAGAAAGAAGTTGGTTCTCCAGGTTCTGGTGCTTGGGCTACTATCCCCGGCTTCAAAGATATTGCCCCCGCTGCTAACACTCAGTATCGAATTGGTTATACGACTGAGACTGCTAATGAGTCGATTCGTTTGCGTGTTACGACTGACACTAGCGGTACTCTTGTTTACTCAATGTTCGATGGCCGTCTTACGCCCCGCACTTTTTCTCGTACTACCCATGTAAATGGTTTTGATGACTTTTATGCAAATGACATTGGCACCACAGGTGATGCTACGTTCTCCCCGTCTATGGATTGGACATATTTTATTCACACTGACGGCACTCCTTTTGATGTTCTAGTCAGCATACAAGAAGGCGCTGGAGATATGACATCTGGTACTGGCGGGACTATCGCGGCTGATGTTACTGCTGTTAGCGGTGACATAGTGGCTAACAGTGCTGCTTTAATTAGTGATGGTATAACTGCCGTAGAGTGGCGTGTTAAATCAGATAATGTCGGGGGCCAGTCTTTTGGTTTCGGCTTATCTGGTGTTGTTGCTATCGCTGATGCAATCGCTTTATTTACGATTGATAGTAACCTTGTGACTGATACTGCCGCGACCAATGATATTGCTATCATGTTCTCAACTGATGCTGACGGTCTTACAGTTTGGCAATCAGTGTCTACTAACGCAGGCAATGTCGGCAATAATGACGATGAGTGGGCCTGCGCTAACACTGTAGCAGCTAATACCTATTACAGGCTACGGATTGAAATTGAAGCAACAGGTGATGCTTTTTTCTTTGTTGATGGTAACTTGTGTGGTGTTGAAGCTCTAGCTATCGCTACTACGGCTCGATTGATTCCATATGCTTGGGCTACTTCAGCTACTGACACTACGACTGGTGGTGCTGTTATTATCGTGGACTATGTTGATTTTTATATGGCTCGGCCATCTGATTAGGGAGACAAAAATGGTTGGTTTAACACGAAGAGAAGTTGTTCAGTCTCTTGATCGTTCAAGCCGGACTGTAACTGAAACAGCAGCTTTTACGTTTGATCCACGAGTTCACGGTGGCCGGATTACGTTGCTTAGTCTGCTTGCGGGCTATACGGCTACACTGCCTGCGGCTATTGGTTCTGGCGTAATCTATCGCATCCATGTCGGTATCGTAAGAACTTCTAATAGTTACATTATTCAAGTGATTAACTCTAGCGATAATATGGAAGGGTCTGTAACGATTGTCGATTCAGACACTAATGATAATTGTGAAGGATTTGTTACAACTTCCAACACTTCTGACACTATCACTATGAATGCCACTACTACTGGTGGTCTTACCATCGGTGATTGGATTGAACTTGTCGATATCGCTGCAAATGTGTGGCATGTACGTGGCCAATTGTCAGGCTCTGGTGATTTAGCTACTCCGTTTAGTGCTGCTGTTTAACCATAGGGAGCTTTTGTAATGGCGACGGTTTCCACGAATTTTACGGAAGCAGGGGTTAGTGCTACCTTAAGTTTGCAAGTTATCGGAGAGGATATAACTATTGCTCTCTCCGGTACCTATTCAGCGACAGTACAGCTAGAGCGGGCGCTTACTCCTGATGAGCAGTCTTGGGAGGCGGTGTACCCACCTAACCGTGGCTCTCCTTGGAATACGGATGATGCAACCGTATCGGATGTATATCAAACTCTAAGCAAAAACGAGAAACTGCGTCTTCGCTGTACCGCCTTCACGAGCGGTACGGTTGTTACAACTATCTCTGACGGTGATCTTATCCTTTATGAGCGTAAAGATACTGTTGGAACTGTTGTAGATCGTATCACTCAGAGCGGTAGGCAGCATACAGGCACAGATAGTCATACTGGGATTGAAACTCACACCGGAGCAGAAACTCATACTGGTGCTGAAGAACATACCGGAGTTGAAACTCACACTGGAGCAGAGACTCACACTGGTGCTGAAGAACATACCGGAGTTGAAACTCACACTGGAGCAGAAACCCATTCTGGTGTGGAAACGTTTGTTCGCGTCACGGGCGCTCAAGCCCCTACCATGTTTAACCAACCTGCCGTTCAAACGGCTACCAATACAGCTACCCTAACTGATGCCCAGATGATTGGTGGCATCTTGGTAGGTACGCCTACGTCTGCGGCTGCTTACACTATGAGGACGGGCGCGGAACTTGAGGCTGCTTTACCTGCAACAGTCGCTGATGGTGATGCTTTTGACCTGACGATCATCAATCTCGGTAGCACTACCGATGTGATTACGCTTACGAATCCCGGCAGCGGCATCACTGTTGTTGGTGAGACCACCATTAGCCCTCTAGCTGATGTGGCCACTTTGGGTGCCGCCTCTGGTACGTTCCGTTTCCGTAGGACAGCCTCAGATACGTTTATTGCCTATAGGCTGTAGCCATGGCCAAGTCAATTTCTGGCCCTACACATATCGCTAATATGGCTTTGTCCCATGTAGGGGCAAGCGATATCGAAAGTCTTGAAGAAGATAGTTCAGAAGCAAATCAATCCCGTATTTTCTATGATATCTGTCGCCGTCAAACCTTAGAAGCTTTTGACTGGACGTTTGCTCGTAGGCGTCAAGAAGTGGCTCTCCATGGCGATATAATCTCAGAAACAGCAGACGATCCTTTGGCGGGAGTCTGGGGTTTCCGGCATCAGTATCCTGCTGATGCACTTGTTATACGAAAAATCCAAAATCCTAATGCCCCTCCGGGCGACGACTTTCCTTTTGAGATTGAACTAAGTTTAGATGGTGAAACGAAGAGTATCTTATCAAATATTGAAAATCCTGTAATAGTTTACACCCGAGATATAGAAGATACTGGATTATTCTCAGCGTTGTTTTCGCTAGCGCTTTCTTATTTACTTGCTTCTCTCATTGCTTATCCTCTCGGGAAGAAGGAGAAGGTTGTAGCCCGAGTGATCAGATCGTATGATGTTTCTGTTACTAACGCAGCCGCTAATGACGCTAACGAAAGGATGCCTACTCCAGAACGCGATGCGGATACGATAAGGGCTCGTATTTAGATGGTTGCCTTTATTCTTCCTTCTTTTGCCAAAGGAGAGATTTCCCCTTCGTTGTATGGGCGAGTTGATGTAGCAATGTACAAACATGCGCTACGGAGAGCGCGTAATACTATCATTCACCCTGATGGTGGTATCTCCAATCGTCCTGGTTCTTTGATCATTGGCCCAATTAAAGATCATACCGTTTCTACTACTCGTTTATTTGATTTTCAGTTCCGAACTTCTGATCAGTATGTTCTAGAATTTGGTACTGAATATATACGTGTTATCAGAAACGATGCTCAGGTCTTAAATGCTTCAACAACTGTTACTGGAGCTACACAAGCAAATCCTGTAGTTATTACAGCTATTGTTCATGGCCTTTCAAATGATGCTGAAGTTTTTATAACGGCTGTTCTGGGGATGACTGAGCTGAACGGTAATCGTTATATTATTAAGAACGTAACAGCAGATACTTTTGAGCTAACTCACCAAATAACACGACTTGATATTGATGGAACTGCTTTTACAGCTTATTCTTCTGCCGGTACTGTTGCTGATATTTTTGAACTTACTACCCCCTATGCGGCTGGAGATTTATCTACACTAAAGATGGTTCAGTCTGGGGATATTCTTACTGTCACACACCCTACTTATGCCCCCCGAGACTTGGCCAGAACAGGCCACAATGCCTGGACGTTGACTGTCAATACATATGCGCCAATTCAAGCTCGTCCTACTAGCGTAGCTGTCGCTCAACAGGGTGCGTCCGGTTCTACGACTCACCGATACAAGGTTACGGCTATCCGGCAAGAAGAAGATATATTTGAAGAAAGTCTGTCGGGGCTTAGTAGTACATCTCAAGTTATTTCAGGCGCGACAAAAACTAATCCTGTTGTTGTAACTGCTACTTCACATCCATATGCTAATGGAGATGAAGTTGAGATACTTAGTATTGGGGGTATGACAGAATTAAATGGCAGGCGTTTCTTTGTAGCTAACCAGGATACTAATGATTTTGAACTTGAGGGTGAAGATGGTAGTTCCTTCACCGCCTTTTCATCAAATGGTACTGCCAATGCTACTTTTGTAGAATTAACAAATTCTATTACAGTTGCTTTAACTGTGATTGCTAACTTTAATCGTGTTTCCTGGGCAGCAACTACAAATGCTAATAGGTATGCGATCTATCGAAGGCAGAGTGGCCGTTACAGATGGATCGCTGAAGTAGATGCTCCCCTTCTTTCTTTTGACGATGTAACAGACCGTACTACGGCTGCCGGTGCCATACATCAGACAGATAATGAAGTTGGCCCTCCACGAGCACGAAATCCATTTCTATTTACAGACAATTTTCCCGGTGCTTCAAGCTACTATCAGCAACGGCAAATCTATGGTGGGTCTAATAATAAACCTGATACTTCTTTTTATTCTCAGACTGGCAATCGCTTGAATATGAGTGTATCTGAACCCACGCAAGCAGATGATGCTATGACTGCTTCGCTTAACTCAAGGCAAGTGCACGAGATACGGCATTTTGTACCTGGAAATGACTTGATGATCCTGACAAGTGGGGGGGAATGGCGCGTTAACTCTGGGGAAAATTCTGGCTTTTCAATCGATACTCTTAAACAGAAGCCACAATCTGATTGGGGATCAGCTCATCATAAGCCAATTGTAGCGGGTAATGTGATATTGTTTGTTGAAGATGGTAATGCTCGGGTACGAAGTTTAGGGTATTCTTTTCAACTTGATGGTTACACCGGTACTGATTTAAATATTCTCGCAAATCATCTTCTGACAGAAGAAGGGCCAGCTAAATTTATTATCACTGACTGGGCTTACCAAAGTGTTCCTGAAGGTAGGTTATATATTGTCCGTAGTGATGGTCAAATTCTTACTATGACTTTTAACCAAACACAGGAAATTATTGCTTGGACAACCTGGGATACTAATGGCCGGTATGAAGCAATTACTTCTCTGCGGCGATCTCTTTCTTCAGTAGAAGATGGAATATATTTTATCGTTCAACGTAAAGTTAATGGGAATACAGTTCGTTTTATCGAGAGACTATCTACTCGAAAATTCGCTCAACCTGAAGACGCTTATTTTTTGGATGGGGGTTTTATTTTAAATGACCCTAAAGCAATCTCTAACATTACTTCTTCTGGAACTGTAACAACATCTGAAAACCATAACTTGTCAAGCGGGGATACAGTAGACATAGAAGGAACTAAGTTTGCTACAGAATTTGATGATGATGGTAATGAAATCGATCCAGATGCGTTTGATTCTGCAAATGGCCGATTTCAGGTTCTTGTAGAAGATGAGCGTACTTTTGATTTATACGCCAAAAGTAATCGTACAATTGCTGTTCCTGTTATTGAAGGTCATACGCAGGATAATATTGGTTTCACAGAGCGAGAGCCATTAGTTTTAACAAAGCCTTCTGGGGTGGAAGTTGGTGATCTACTCTTAGTTTTTATATCTCAAGCTTTAACTGCTTCTGTCGGGCCGAATTTAACTAGTGGATTATCAGAAGATTTTGTTCCGGGCTGGAGACGTTTTACAGAGTTTAGTCAAAAAGAGGCAGGCAGTATTACTCCACTTAATCTGGCAATTGCCGGGTACTGGAGAATTGCAGACGGTACTGAAGAAGACACTTTAACTACTAAATATGTTGAATATGAGGTTAATCACTATTGGGCGTCGGATAATATACGAAGAAGTCCCGGTGATCCTTGGGATTTGATATTTGAGAGCGAAGTATACGGGTTACATTTAATAGGTTACTATATTAGAGTGTCTGGTGTAAATGCTGACAATCCTATTCATAGCATAGGACAAGTTGTTGTTTCTGACGATGCAACTTCTTTTTCTGTTCCTAGTCTTGAAACTGCGGTAAACGGAAGCTTAATATTTTCTTTAGGTAGTGCCCAACTTTTATTAAGCACAGCGCAACCGGAATGGGCGATACCTAATGATCCTGGCGGAGATGATGATCGGCAAGTAGTAAGTGAATTCTCAAGTTTAGCTTGGGGGACTAAAGAGCAACTTGAAGCTGGAGCGTCAGGTTCTTTCGATCTTACTACACTTTTTGCATCTACTGATATGCACCGGCAATTTTCCTTAAATCCTTCTGATTCGCTCGCAGCAAATTTAAACCTCGGCTCCTTTGATGACCAAGAGGATGATTTGGGTAACGTAAGAAAAGCTGTTACAGAAATTTCAGGATTGGAAGATTTAGAAGGTGAATGTATTAGCCTTGGTGGCCTAGGAGTGGTAGCTGATGGTGCTCGGCAGGGGTCTTTATGCGGTACCACCCCCGGTGAAGAAGATTGCGTAGTTGATGCAAAAATAACTTTATGTAATTTAGCCAGTCGAGTACATATTGGCTGGAGATATATTTCAGATATTGAAACTTTGGATGTTGAAGCATCCAAAGGTACTTTACAAGGTAAAACGCAACGAGTACCACGGGTGACAATTCGATACAAGAAATCTCGTCTGCCTTTGATAGGGCCAAATCGATTTAAGCTTCTTAGACAAAAACCCCGTGAAGACGAAGATATGGGTGACCCAACCGCTTTGTTAACCGGGGACCGCCCTCTTATAATCAAGCCTGAGTGGAACTCTAATGGCCGTATATTCATACGAATGCTAGAGCCTGAACCTCTCACAATTACAGCTATTATTCCTGAGCTTGAGATAGAAGATGAAACCAAAGACTAAGTATGCTATAGTACCCCCTACTAAGGAGCATATAGAAGCTTTAGCTTTAAATATGAACAAGGCAGATGTTGATGAGGTATGGGCGGCGGGCAGGAAAACTCCTTTAGAAGCTCTAGAGCAGTCGGTATATGCCTCTCCTGAGCCATATGTGGGGCTGCATGAGGGGCGAGCTTTGTGCATGTTTGGGGTGGCAGAGTTAACAATTCTCGATAACAAGGGTATCCCTTGGATGTTATCTTCAGACGAACTAAAATATCATGCCCGGCCTTTCCTCCGGGGAAGTAGGATGTATATAGATTTGATGAAAGAGAAATATCCGTTTATGGTCAACTTTGTAGATGCTCGTAATCGCGCAGCTATTCGTTGGCTGAGATGGTTACATTTTAGGCTACTGCCTGCTGAAGCTCATGGGCCTGATCAAATGTTATTCCATCGTTTTGAGATGGGAGTAGAGAATGTGTGATCTTGCTACAGCCATTACAGTTATTGGTGGAATTGTTTCTATAGCTGGGCAAATTTCCGAAGGTAAAGCTCGTGATAGAGAGGCGGCGTTTAATGCCCAAGTAGCTCGTAACAATCAGATCATTGCTGATCGTGCTGCGGTTGATGCAAGGCTTCGTGGTGAAGCTGCTGCTGCTAGGCAAGGGGAGAAGACCAGGCAATTCAAAGCCCGGCAACGAACTGCCTTAGCTGCGGGTGGGGTTGTAGTAGATGAATTTAGTGCTCTTGATTTGATCACAGATACTTCGGCCATTGGCCGGGAAGAAGAATCTATTATTCGCCGTAATGCTGAAAGAGAAGCACTTGGTTTTACTACTCGGGGTTTGAATTTTGCATCTAGCACTGAGCTAGCTGATCTCCGGGGACAAGCGGCACGGCGAGAAGCAGGCTTTGGTGCTTTTGGTACGTTGCTTACAACTGCGGGTACTGTTTCTCGTAGATTTAGGGTGTAGATATGGCTGTAGTTCCAAAAGTAATTCCTGAAGTTCGTCCCCAGGCTGGGCCAACTGTATTTCAGAATGTTCCAACTACTGGCGCAGAATTTGGTGTACGCGGTGCTCAGCAAACACAAGCATTTGGTAAAACATTGCAAGCTGAAGGGGAGAAGTTTTTTAAGCAAGAAGAAGCTAAGCGAAAGGTTGCAAAAAAACTTCAGAACAGGAAAGAAGCTGTTAGCCGTGCTGACATTCTTACGCAATATAATACTGATGCAGAAAAACTTTTTAGAACAACTGATTCTCAAGAAGATTTTTCTAGGGAGGATACAAAAGTTGGGTTTGGAGTACAGCTAGCGGAACTTCGGAAAAATTCTATGGCTTCTTTTCAAGGGTCGCCAGAAGGACGCTTTATTCTTGATGAAAGATTAGCTAAAGCTGAGGGACAATTTGTTGGGCGTTCTGTAGAAAAGTCAACTTCAATTGAACAAGCTAAGGTTGAGCGAGTTATTGGTGGGCATATTAGTGATGGGGTAAGAGTAGTTTCTGGAAATCCCAGCTTACTGGATGCTCAAATTACTGAAACTTTAAAGTTAGCACAACAAGATTTTGGTGCTTTCGACCCAAAACAAGAACTTGCTTTTAATAGGGTAATTCCTGCAACTTTAGCGAATGCTGCTATATCAGCGTACACGATCAAAGGCCAATTTGATAAAGCTAAAGAAGTGCTTACACGGCCTGATATATCTGTTGCTTTAGGTCCAAAAAGGCAGCAACAACTTTTTGATAAAATTGGAACTGCTGAGGCTGCGATAGTAAAAGCTACTGCTGAAGCTCGTAACAAAGATGTCAAAGGTATTCCTCGGGATATTTTTAATAAACTACCTGAAGCTGATCAAAGAGAAATTATGGAATTAGACGAAGACGAAGGAAGAATGTTAACTCCTGAAGAAACTGAAGCGGCTGGGTTTGATGAAGGAACTTTAGTTTTTCAAAAAGAAGGAAGCGCACCTAAAGTAGTACAAAAGCCAGGGGTTGATCTAGCTGAAGAAGAAGCTAGATCTCGGGTTAAAGAACGTGGAAAACTTCAAGCTAGGCGAAGTAATGTCGAAAGTATTTTACGAGCTGCGGGAGTAGCTTCCTTAGCTGAGGGTGGAGCACCTATTTTTGCGGGAGAAGAAGGCAAAGGTAGCGCGAGTGAAGATACTCGTTCTGTAGCAAGGCTAATGCAAGCTTCAAGGCGACTTCTAGCAGCAGGTCAAACAGCTCTAGCTAATAGTTTACTATCCCAAGCTCGGTTTGTGGTAGAAAACAGTCCCGACATTCAATTGCAAAAAGATTTAAATAAGCCTGTTTCCAGACAATTGGCTGCTGAAATGGGGGTGCCTGCGGGAACTACTCTTGGGGAAGTAGCTA